GTCGATGGATTCGAAGGTGGAACTGCGCGACCGGGCGCGAGCCACACCCCACAGGGCGCTGAACGATCGCGAGCAGCTGCAAATCATGCTCGCACGGTCCCTCAGGCCCGACCGGGCCGCGCTGGCGGCTGCGGCCCTGGTCCAGAGGTTCGGGTCGGTGGGCGCGACCATTGCCGGCGACATGCACGAAATCGCCCGCCTCAACGTCGACGGCAAGCCGTTGGGCATGGACGTGGCTGAAGACTTGCGGCTGTTCCAGAACATCGCCGAGCGCGTGGCGCAGGAAAGGGCCTTCCCGAAAACCGTCCTGTCCAGCTGGTCGGCCGTGCAGGCGTACCTCAAGCTGGTGATGCAGCATGAGCCGCGCGAGCACTTCCGGGTGATTTTTCTCGACAAGAAAAATCAGCTGCTGGCCGATGAAATTCAGAATTACGGCACCGTCGATCATGCGCCGGTCTATCCTCGCGAGGTCGTCCGTCGGGGCCTGGAACTGAACGCCTCCGCCATCATCATCGCCCACAATCACCCCAGCGGCGACCCGACCCCCTCGGCCGCCGACATCGACATGACGAGACAGGTCGTCGACGCCTGTCGAACCCTGCGCATCGCGGTCCACGATCACATGGTCGTCGGCAGGGAAGGCGTTTCCAGTTTCAAATCCCTCGGGCTCATGTAAGGTCGCCGACCATGGAAGACACAACCCCCTTCGAAGCCCCCCGGCCGGCCCGCTCGGTTCTCAAGTCCGCCCGCCAGCTGGTCGCCGACATGCGCGAGATTGTCGAGAACCTGCCTGTCGGCGATGACGGACGGGTCGCGATGCAGCATGCCGAGGCGGCCCTAGACGCCGCTGAGCGCCACGTCAGCCGGTTTGTGCCACCGATGCCGGCCGCGCCGGCTGGGGCGCCGGTCATGCTCTTCAAGGGCCATGTCGACGGCTACGTCCGCAACGGGCATCAGGTGTCCGGCTACGAAAAGGCCAAGGACGCCATCGCCCCGGCCCATCCCGGCCTGCACGACACGCTCACCAAACACGGCGCTACCGTAAATCAGCAAATGGGCGCTGCTCACGTCGAGACCGGCTACCATTTGCACAACCATTCGACCGCCGACCTTCACGCGCACCTTGAGGGCCACGGCCTAAAGATGGTGACCCGAGGCAACAGCGGTCATCCGATTCCTCCGCATGAGCTCTACAAGCAAGAGAACGGCTACGCCGGGAACACCACCGCGACTGTTCATCACCGAAACGGCAAGCCGTTTTACATGACGGTCCGCAACAACCGCTCAAGCGACTAGGGCTCCCTCCCCAATGGGGCATCGTGACGACCATGCTGCGGCATGGCGTATGCGATCGCGTTCGGTGCTGGCGTTGTTGTTGGCGCCGTCGGCATGATCGTGCTGGCCATCGTGGTGTGGCGACGTTTCGTCATAGGCGGGTGATCGTGACGATACCGTAGGCTGGCTTCTCAACAATCGGGCCGGTCCATGCTGATTCTGCTGCTCAAGGCCCAACCTGGCCTGTTCGACAAGGTCGTCAACGTCGCGGGGTCGGTGGCGATCGACGGCACGGTGCGCAAGCCGCACACCGCCATCCGGCACGTCCGCCCGGTCGCGCCGCCGGCGCCGAAGCATCCCGCGAAGCATCCCGAGACGGCCGACCTGTTCGGCGACCTGCCAGTGGCGACCAAGCCCAAGCCGGCGCCGAAGCGCGATGAGCAGACGCTCGACCTGTTCGCCGATCGGCCCGAGCCGGCCAAGGCGCCGGAACCTGAGAAGCCGGCGGCGGCCAAGCCCGACATTTTCGCGGAATCCAAGGCGAAGCGCGAGGCCAACAGCAAGCGTGCCGCTGACCTGGCGGCCAACGGACAACCGGTCAAGCTGCGCCACAGGGACGGACGCACGGCGATGGCTGGGCCCGACGTCTCAAAGCCGGGCTCCTTCAGGGTCACACGGTTCGATGATGATGGCCCTATTGGCCATGTCGAGCACGCTTCACTACTGGAGGCTATCTCCGATGCCCTCGGACAGGGGTTTGAGCCGGTCGCCACGGCAGAGAAGCCCCCGGCCCCCGCGCTCGCCGCCAAGGTCGACTACGCCAAGCCGTTCGACCCCGAGGCTGTGCCGACGTTCGGCGTGCCGGCTGGCATCTCCAAGGACGAGCGCCGCCGGCTGAACGCTGACGGGGCCCTGATCGCGCAGCGCGGTGGCCAGATGAGCCCGGCCGATCTGGCGACCATCCGCCAGTACAGCGGCAACGGTGGCTGCGGCGACAGCCTGAACGAATTCTACACCGACCCCAAGGTGGCGGCCGGCATGTGGTACGCGCTCGGCGCCCTCGGCGTGGGCCCCGGCGCCAAGGTGCTGGAACCCAGCTGCGCGACCGGCGTGTTCATGGAGACCGCCCCGGCCGGCGTCACCGTCACCGGCGTCGAGCTCGACGGCGTCTCGGCGGCGATCGCCGAAAAGCTGCACCCCGGCCATGAGGTGCTGACCAACAGCCTGGAGGGCTTCGCGGTCACCGACACCCGCCAGTTTGATGCGGTGATCGGCAACGCCCCGTTCGGCCTGCGCGGCAAACTGCTGTCTCAGGACAAGCCCGACATGAAGACGGCAGAGGCCTACTTCATGGATACCTCGCTGGATAAGCTGCGCCCCGGCGGCGTGGTGGCCATGATCGTGCCGACCGGCCTGCTGGACTCCAAGCGCGACCGCAAGGTGCGGGTGAACCTGCTGCGCAAGGGCGAATTCCTCGGCGCCATGCGCATGCCGAACACGGCGTTCGAACACAGCCACACCGGCGTCACCTCCGACGTCGTGTTCTTCCGCAAGCGTGAGCAGGATGTGGCCGGCGCCCTCAGCGCGGTCGACGAGAAGACCCTTCGGGCGCTGGGGGTCTGGGACGACGAATTCGTCTCGGGCGCCTACTACAGCGAACGCGGCGCCGCCAACGTGCTGGGCACGATGACGGAGGGCTGGCGCGCCAAGGCCGGCATGGGCGACGACATCACGGTCGAGGGCTCCATGGTCGGCGTCCCTGAGGCGATCGCCGATTTCAAGGCTGAGGAGCCGACCACGCCGGCGCCGCTGAACGTGCAAGCAATCCTTGACGCTTGCCCCGATGAGGACACCCGCGAGAAGGTGCGCCGCGGCGCGCTGCGCCAGCCCTACGACAACGCCAAGCGCGGCGCGATCAAGACCATGGATGGGGTGCAGTACATCCTTGAGGGTCAGCCGCTGCGTTGGCACCGCATCGACGACTACATGGCGTCCAAGGCCGTCTCCGACGCCGCCGACCTGGCCGGCGAGATTGAGAAGGCCATGGCCGACGACGGCTATGCGGAGGCCTCGGGGCTGGCCGCGAAGGTCAAGGCCTACGTCGAGGCGCACGGCGTGCCGGCGAAGAACCACGACCTGATGATTGCGGCCAACCGCGACAAGTCGATCTTCCGCCTGATCGGCGCCGTCAAGCCGGACGGATCCCTGTCCGACGCGGTCACCGGCCGCAAGGCCGCCGTGATGGAGGCCAGTTTCGACGCGGCCGCGACCACCCTGGCCATGGAGATGGGCCACTTCACGCCCGCGCAGCTGGCCGGCCGCTGGCATGGCGGCGATGCCGACGCCGCGCTCGACCACCTGTATGCCAGCCACGACTACGCCCTGGATCCCGCGAGCGGCATGTGGACCTCGCGCGACCAGTACCTGAGCGGCGAGCTCTGGCCGAAATACGATGAGGTCAAGGCGGCCGTCGACTCCGGTGAAGGCAGGCCTGAGGACCGGGCGAAATACGAGCGCCAGCTGGCCGACCTGGAAGCGACGATCGCGCCCAAGTCGCTGGAAGACGTCGAGGTGATGCTCAACTCGGCGTTCCTGCCGCTGAACGTGGTCGCCGGCTTCTTCAACAAAGACGAGAAGGCCTTCACCGGCCAGTACGCGCCGTCGAAGATGCAGGTGACGTTCGACAGCGGCGTCTACGCCGTGCGGGGCGGCCCGTGGGGTAGCCAGCTGCTGGAGAAGTACCTCAACCGCACCGGCGTGCGGAAAGAGGAAGACCTGCCGACCATCGAGCGCTGGAACCGCGAATTCAAGGAGTGGCTGCTGACCTCGGAATTCCGAGACGAGGTCGAGGAGCTCTATAACCGCAAGTTCCGCGGCTTCCGCCAGCGCGAGTACCCGAACACGCCATTCGACATCCCCGGCCTCTCCGCCGACGGACTGAAGGACTATCAGTATGGCGGCCTGCGCTGGGCGCTGGAAGCCGGCAAGGGCATCATCGCCGCCGACGTCGGCCTTGGCAAAACGGCTCGCGGCCTCATCCTGGCGCGCATGGCGAAGGTCACCGGCCGGGCGAAGAAGCCCATGATCTGCGTCCCCAAGTCGGTGTTGGCCAATTGGGTGGCAGAGGCTGAGAAGTGGTTCCCCGGCTGCTCGGTCATGACGATCGGCGAGACCTACACCCGCGACAAGAACGGCGAACTCAAGGGCAAGGAGGACTCGGCCGCCGACCGGAACCGCAAACTGCACGACCTGACCCAGAACGATTACGACTTCGTCCTGATCAGTCAGCCGGCCTGGAACGACCTCGACCTCGATCCCGAGATGAAGGAGCGCTACATCAAGGATGACTTCTGGGTGCAGCGCGGTGAGGCCCTCGGCAACGCTGGCGACAAGCGCCGCAACGCCATTAAGGAGGCCTACGAGCAATCGATCGCCGGGCGTGAATTCCAGAAGCGGACCGACGCGATCTACTTCAACAACCTCGGCGTCGACATGCTGATCGCCGACGAGATGCACGCCTACAAGAACCTGTTCGCCGCCCGCAACCGGTTCGGCCAAGCGCCGAAGTTCCTCGGTGGCACCGGCCTGTCCAACCGCGCGCTCGACATGCAGATGAAAACCCGCTGGCTGCGTGAGCAGAACGGTGGGATGAACATTTACGGCCTGACCGCCACGCCGACCAAGAACAGCCCACTGGAGGTGTACTCCATGCTGTCGCACATCGCGCCTGAGGCCTTTGAGGCGATCGGGGTGCGCAACAGTGAGGAATTCCTTGATCGCTTCTGCGAGTTCAAGAACGAAAACATCCTGACCACCGGCGGCAAGATCGAAGAGGCCCTGGTCACGGCCGGCTTCAAGAACCTCGACGAGCTGCGCGAAATCATGCGCCGCTACATCGACCGCAAGACTGCGGAGGACGTCGGCCTGAAACTGCCCAAGCGCGACGATCGCCAGCACCTAGTCGACATGTCGGCTGAGCAACAAACGGTCTACCAGCACCTTCGCGAGCAGGCGGAACTGTCGAAGTCCAAGGACGGGCCCCACATCTTCTCGGTCATGGATCAGATGTCCAAGGCCGCCATGGACCTTGAGCTCTACGACCCGGTGAAATACGCCGGGGCTCACAGCCCGAAGATCGCGGCGGCCGTCGGCAACATCATCAGCGGCGCCGCCGAGGGTGGCCAGGTGGTGTTCGCCGACTCCATCGCCGTGCACGACAAGATCGTGAACGCGCTGGTCGCCGGCGGCATGCCGCGCGACCAGATCGGCGTGATCAATGCGCAGGTCGCCGCCTCGTCGTCCAAGCGCCAGAAGATCAGCGACGACTTCAACGCCGGCAAACTGAAGGTGGTCATCGGCAACACGGCGACCATGGGCGAGGGTATCAACCTTCAGAAGGGCACGACGGACATTCACCACCTGGACCTCCCCTGGGAGCCGGCATCGCTGCAACAGCGCAATGGCCGCGGCCTGAGGCAGGGCAATACCAGCGAGGCGGTGCGCATCCATAGCTACATCGCCAAGGGCTCGTTCGACGGCTATCGCTACCAGACCATCGCCTCGAAAAAGGACTGGCAAGACCTGCTGTGGAACGGCGGCGATCGCATCGAGAACCTCGCCCGCGAAGGCGCCTTGAGCCGCGACGACCTCATGGTGATGCTGGCGGCCGACCCTGAGGCGGCCCGCGCCTCGCTGGAAACCAACAAGGAACTGGCCAAGGCCAAATTCGAGGCCAGCCGAACCTCGGCGGCGGCGGAGACCTTCGGGCGCTACCAGTCGATGACGGCCAGCCTGCGGGCGCTCAAGAACAAGGATTCGACGGCGGCGCGCCGCCTGTCCGTGCAGACCGAGCGCATGCGCACCGCCCTTGAGGCCGACCCTTATTTCAAGGCCAAGGGCGCGCTGGACGGGTCCAAGCCGACCCTGCTGCACCCCGAGACCGGCGAAGACTATTCCGAGGGCACGGCGTTTGAGTTGACCGGCGAAAGCGCGGTCCATGGTGGCGGCAAGTTCGTCGTCACCGGCGTCGTGCAGGATGCGACCATGGGCCCCTCGCTGCGCGTTCGCCGCTACGGCGCACCGGACAACGGCAACATGCGGATGGCGCTGAAAGAACTCGGCGCCGGCGCGGCCAAATTCGACTACAGCGAAGCGCAGGAGAAGGCTGACGCTGCTGAGGCCTTCGCGGCGCATGCCGATGAGAAGATGGCCAACCTGAAAAACTACGCTGGCCTGCGTGAATTGCCGGAATCGGTCATCGCGGCGAACCACGACCGGCTGCAGGCGTCACTCAAGCCCAAGGCGAAGGATTACCATTTCGACACCGGCTCTTATGCCGACGTCGGTCTGATCGCGCCGGACGGGTCGGTCAAGGCGGTGAAGCGATACGATGCGAAGACCCACCTCGACACCCACGACCTGATGCTGCCAACGGCCGCGCACCGCAAGCTGGCGACCGAGGCCTACATCGCCGATGAGCAGGCCAAGCGCTACGAGACGGTCTACAGTACCAGCCGCCGCGGCTCATCGTCGTCTCAGGCCCTGCGCTACCCCGGTGGCTACGACCAGGGGAGCAACCGCTGGGGATCGATCGGCAACGAGGTGTTCGGGCGCGACTTCAAACAGGAGGCGCACGCCGAATTCGAGAAGCGCCAGCTGGAAGCGGCCCGCCGGGCGCCGACCTATGCCGAGGCGGTCAAACTGGCGGACAAGACCGTTGGGGGCTACCTCGGCTACAGCAAGAGCCTGCCCAAGCGGGCGCTGGCCGTCCTGTTCGCCCGGGCCAAGCGCGAGGGCATCATCGACCAGAAGCCAACGGTCCAGCCGGCCGGCATGGGTGGCGGCGACACCGTGCGCGGCCAACTGATCAACGCGGCCAAGCAGGACAAGCACCATGACCTGGCGGCGGCGATGGCACTGGACGGGGTGACCGATCCGGCGGCGGCGGCCCGTGACCTGCTGGGCCTGCCGATCGAAGCCATGAAGCCGGCGCTGACGCACCTGATCGCCAAGTTCCCCGAGGTGGCGGAGCGCAAGGCCGGCGATCTGGCCAGCATCCACGCTGAGCGCCGGCCGTACACCTTTGGCGGCACGCCGACGCCGGCACACCCGCTGCACGCCAAGTTCGGGCCCGACGCTCACAGCATGACCCTCAACGACCTGGTCGCCAACCTGGCGATGGAGACGCGCGATGCTGCGTAACGACGCGATAAACCCCGAGGCCTTCGTTGTCAGCGTCCGCGCCCTGCTGGATGAAGACCCGCGGCGCTACCGGAACTTCGGCATCTGGTGGTTCATGATCAAGAACCTGCTGCGCCGGTTTTACGACCGCCATGAGATGCCCCAGCTGGGCACATTCGTCGACACCACCGTCATCGACCGTATGCCGTGGGTTCAAGGCCTGAATGAGGGCCTGTTGCTGGCGGCGGAGACCTACCAGCACAACGCCACCTTCAACCCCTGCAACAATGAGCAGGAGGATGACGAGGGCCAGCATTTCACCCTGCTGGATCCCGACATCGAAGGCTGAGCCTGTCGTGACCGCATGATGGGGCCGTGACCGATCGCCCCATCATCCTGCTCGTCAAGGCATCCGCCATTCCCGCCGGTGCGCGCTGGATCACGGTTCACCCGCACGGCGCCGACTCCAAGGGTCAGCCGGTTCTGATTGAGCCGCAACCGGACGGCGCGGCCAAGGTCATCGGCGGCGCCGGCGGCAAACTGAACCACCTGCGCCTGACCGGCGTGCGGAAGGAAGGCTCTTACGCCGACACCATCCGCGACCGGGCGGCGAAGCGCCGGGAGGTGGCCAAGGCGCAGCGCGAGCGCGACAAGGCGCTGGGCCTGCAAAGCTCCAAGGCCGAAGCGCAGCGCAAGGTCACCTCCCGAATCCGCGAGGTCCGCCGGAAATTCGTCGAGTCCGTGGCGGCCGCCATGGGCTGGGACGCCGCCGACTACAGGTTTGACCCCGAGCCGCACATCGACAAGGGGGATGAGGTGGTCGCCCGGCTGGCCGTGGCCCATGAGAAGGCCATGGTGAAGCGCGCTCAGGAGGCGGTGAAGGTCAACCGCGAGCGGCTGCTGGCCGACGCCGCCGCCCGGGCGGAGTCCGGGCTTGGCGCAGTGCCGCTGGACGAGACCGACCCCGACAAGCTGAGCGTCTCCGACCTCGACCAGACCCGGCGCGAGGGCCTCGGCCTGGGCTTCGCCAAAAACTATCAGAACCGGGCTGAAGCCGCCGGCGCCAAGCCGGAAGAGGTCAAGGCTGAGGCCGAGGCCGCCCGCGGGCCGCTGAGCGAGGCGCAGCGCAAGGCGGCGATCGCCAATGGCGAGACGGCCAAGATCATCCGCGACAACATGGAGATGCTGCGCGACGGCGACCAGATGGCCAAGCTGGCGCCCCAGATGGTCGAGGCCAAGAAATCGCTGGACCTGCTGAAGCTGGAAAAGCAGCTGAAGATGGCTGAGGCCAAGGCGCGCGAGGCCAGAAAGGACATTGCCGGCGCGACCGAAGAGCCGAAGGCCTTCATCCTTGAGGTCGACGAGGCGCAGGTCGACGAGAAGGTCGCCGAGGACATCGCCAACGACCTGCGGACCATCTCGACCCGCGCCTTTCTGGCGGAGGCCGGCAAGGCGGGAACCAGGGCGCAGATGGCGCGCCACATCGGTTCGGGCGCCTACAACTCTGTCAACGCGCTGGCCCTGACCGCCGGCGGCGCGGCGCTCGTCGATCGGAGCGTGGTCGATGTGCTCGGCGTCGGCGGCGCGGCCACGGTGCTGGCGCGCCGGCTGGCGACCGACCTGAGCCCTGAGGAATTCAAGGCCGTCGGCGAGGGTGTCGAGGACTTCCACCTGTCGCACTACATGGCGGCCTCAGAGGAAGCGATCGGCCGGGCGAAGGAATTGCAGGACGCGGCGCGCGAGATGGAACTCGGCGCCGCCGAACACGGCGAAGACCTCGCGGCCATGCAGGAAATCAACCGCAAGCGCGGCGAGGCCCTGGCAGAGTCCCGCAAGGTGCTGGGCACGGCGCTGGGCGAGATGGAGGCCAACGCCGCGCTGGTGCTGGCCATGAAGGGTGGCAAGAGCGACAAGCCACTGGAAGTGAGCCTCGGCGAGGTGTCGACCGAGTCGGCCATCTCTCAGCTGCGCGCCATCGGCCTGCAGCGTGGCGACTACACGCTGGAAACGGCCGCCGGAAACCGCGTCGTCCAGATCAAGCCGCAAGGCCTTGACCGGCTGGCGGCGCCGGTGAACCGCGCCGACCTTGAACAGGTCCGGCGTAACCTCGACATCATCTCGGGAGTGCACGATGAAGACAACTGGCTTCCTATCGGGTTCGCGAACCGCCCTGACCTCGGCGCTGACATCAAGCCTGGTGCGGCTCCTTCACTGGCTGTTCCCTTTGGGCCCGGCCCTGACCTTGAGGCCGGCATACGCGACTACATCGGCGGTCGCGCGGCTGACGGCGACACGCCGGCTGACATTGTGGCCGACCTCCAATCGGCTGACTTCTTCCGGAAGGTAGGGCCGGACCGGAGCGCGGCGTATAGGGCCGCGCTCGATAAGCTGGCGCCGCTGACCGATGACGGCGGCACGCTCCAGCAGGCGGAGGCCCTGAGGCCCGCCTTTGAGAGCATGGCGGATGCGTTCGTGGCTGATCGCTACGGCGCTGACCGCTCCCCTCTCCACCGCCAGACGTTCGCCGTCGATGACACGGCGGCGGACGCTCTGCACCGCGCCCTGGCCGCTGAGCCGGCCGGGGTGGCGGCCTACAAGCCGATCGGCGAGATGACCCCGCATGATCAGCGGGCGCTGCGCGAGCACTTCGCCAAGCACATCGCCAAGGAATCGCCTGAGGCGGCCGGCCTGCGCCACACCCTTGAGCGGCTCGAGTCGTCCGAACCCGAGCGCGAGGTCGAGGACATGTTCGGCGACAAGGGGACCAGCCCTGAGTGGACCGCCTGGAGCCAGCAGAAGGCCGACCTGTCGGCTCAAGTGAGCGCGGCCTCGGTGACGTGGCCGAAGTACGTCGAGGCCATGCACGGGCCGGAAAAGGCCTATGCCGCGATGCAGGACGTCATTCGGTCGTCGGTGTCGCGCGGCTTCGCCGACAACTACAACCGGCTCAAGCCCGATGCGCCGCTCAAGGTCGGCCGCGCGGCCATCCGCGAGAACCTGAACCACCTGGACGCCGTCGACCCCAAGGCCCGCGATGCGCGGCTGGCGAAAGAGCGGGCCCTGACCGATAGCCTGCGCGACCGGGTCGCCGGCAAGTATGCCTCGGGGTCGGTGCGCGACAAGCTGGACCGGGCCCGCGACGAGGAAGCGGGCCTCGCCGCGGCGCAGATGGGGTTCTTCTCCTCAGATGAGGCGCCGGCGGGCGCGGAGGCGGCGCTGGAAGGCGATGAGCGCTGGACGCTGGGTCACGCGGCCGAACGCCAGATTGCCGGCCTCATGCCGACCGTGGGGGCCAACTTCAAGCCCGGCCAACCGGTGCGCCTCGGCAAGCCTGAGATGAGCGGCGGCAAGAACGCGCCGCGGCAACGGGCCATCAAGATGGTCGAGGCCAACAAGCGCGCCGTCCTGTCGTTCGGCACCGGCTCGGGCAAAACGGCGATCGGGCTGGGGGCCTTCACCCACCTGCACGCCAAGGGCAAGGTCAAGCGCGGCCTGTTCCTCGCGCCGTCGATCGCGCAGGGCGGTTTTGGCGCCGACGCGCTCAAGTACCTGAAGCCCGGCGCCTACAAATGGCACTGCCAGCCGGGCGCCGGCCGTGAAGAGCGCCTCGCCGCCTACCGCGACCCGTCGAACCATTTCGCGGTGATGACGCATCAGGCGTTCCGCGACGACATGCTGCACCTCGGCGCTGGCCATGCCGGCATCAGCGAAGAGGAGATGAGCGGCCAGCTGGCGACCATGGACCGCAAGGGCCGGGCCGACTGGCTGCGCGGCGTCATGCGCCGTGAGGGTATCAGCTTCGACTACCTCAACGTCGACGAGGGCCACGACACCCTGAACCGCAAGGGCAAGGAAAACTCCGGTCTGGCCAACGTCGTCGACGCCATGGGCGACATCGCCAGCCACTACGTGAGCGCCTCGGCGGATCCCGTGAAGAACGACTACAGCGAGGCCTTCTCCCTGCTGTCGAAGATGGACCCCGAACGCTACACCGATGAGGCGGCCTTCACCCGTCGATATGGCGTCGACACCCTGGCGGCCAAGGACAGCCTGCGCCGCGAGCTCGCCCGTTTCCAGTACCCGTCGAAGATCGACCCTGACATCACCGCGACCCGGTCTGAACGCAAGGTCGAGGTGACGCCGGCGCAACGGGCCGATCTGGAAGCGCTGGACGGCCATATGGCGGCGGCGCGCATCGCCCGGATGCAGGGCAAGGTCGACGTGGCGGCGCTCAAGGCGATCAGCCCGTCGTCGTTTGAGGGGGTGCCGGCCGACCAGCATGAGGCGCTGGCCGGCGAGTTGTCGAAAAGTCTCGGCATCCTGAAGCAGACTGCGGTGCGCCACCTGCTGGATTCGCACCCCGAGGGGGGAAAGATTGAGGAAATCTCAAAGGTTGCCCGCGAGCACGCCGGCAAGCCCGGTGTCGTGTTCGCCCATAGCCTTGAGGCGGTCGAGGGCCTGAGGAAGCGGCTGGCCAGCGAAGGCTACCGGGTCGGCACGATCACCGGCAAGGACAGCGCTCGCGACAAGGCCAAACGCATCGCCGAATTCAACCCGGCCGCCGGCGCCGCCGACCTCGACATCATGATCTGCTCGGACGCCGGCGCCACCGGGGCCAACCTGCAGTCTGGCCGGTGGCTGGCCAACTTCGACACCCCGATGACGGCGAAGACGCACGCCCAGCGCAACGGCCGCATCAACCGCATTGGCCAGACCAACGACGTCGACCTGATCGACCTGGTGACCGACCACCCCGAGGAAGCGCGCAACCGGGACCGGCTGACGCGCAAGTATGCCCTGCGCGACATGATGACCACGCCCATGGAGTCTCTGGACGACACCGGCCTGGCGCACTTCATCCGCCAGCGACAAATTGCCCGAGCCGAGGGCGGCGTTTCGTAGTCGCCACCTGCATCATCTTCGCTACAGTGCCCGCCTGATCAGGGGCGTTCATGACCGAACCTTACGTGCTGCACCTCGGGGACTCCCGAGTGTTCCTGCAACTGCTGGCCGCCGATAGCGTCGACGCGGTCGTGTGCGATCCGCCGTATGCGTTGACGTCGATCGTCAAGCGGTACGGCGGGCCCAACGCGAAAGCCACGACGGCCGGCGTCTATGGCCGGTCGGCGGCGGGCTTCATGGGGCAGCGCTGGGACACCGGGGAGACCGCCTTCGACTGGCGGTTCTGGCGCGAGGTGCTGCGGGTGCTGAAACCCGGTGGCTACCTGATCGCCGCCAGCGGCACGCGCACCTACCACCACCTGGCCATGGCGATCGAGGATGCCGGGTTTGAGCTCCGCGACATGATCAGCTGGCTATACGGCTCAGGGTTCCCCAAGTCGCACAACCACATGATCGACGGCGAGAAGTGGGGCACGGCGCTCAAGCCGGCCTGCGAGCCGTGGGTGCTGGCGCGCAAGCCGCTGATCGGGAGCGTGGCGGCGAACATTGCCGAGCACGGGACCGGGGCCATGAACATCGACGGGTGCCGCATCCCGACCGATGAGAGTCTGAATGGCGGGGCCTATTCAGATGGTGGTCGCGCGGCTCTGCCCGGTGATGCGCGTACCGGCGCGGCTGCTGGAATGTTCGCAGAGGGTGGCGGACGCCTGCCCGGCCAGTTCGCGCAGCCAGAGGGCCGTTGGCCGGCCAACGTCATCCATGACGCCTCACCCGAGGTCGAGGCGGCCTTCGCGGTCTACGGCGAGCGGGGCGCCAGCGCGCCGGTGCGCGGCTCCGAACCCTCGGCGGTCACGGCCGGCATCTACGGCCAGTTCAACGCCCGCGTCCCCGGCGCCTTCCATGGCGACAGCGGCACGGCGGCGCGGTTCTTCTACGGCGCCAAGGCCAGCCGGTCGGACCGCGACGAGGGGTGCGAGCACCTGGCCAGCCAGATGGCCGGCATGAGAAGCGAGAACAGCGTCCAGCACATCACCCGGCGGGATGACGACTATGACCCTCAGCCCGTCAAGAACAACCACCCGACGGTGAAGCCGACCGACCTCATGGCGTACCTCTGCCGGCTGGTGACCCCCAAGGGCGGGCTGGTGCTGGATCCCTTCATGGGTTCTGGATCGACCGGCAAGGCGGCCATGATCGAAGGGTTTCGCTTCATCGGCATAGAGCGTGACCCGCACTACATGAGCATCGCCCACGCGCGGGTGGAATTCGGCTGGCAAAAGCGCCTCGCCGACACCGCCCAAGGCAACCTGTTTGGAGACCTCTGATGCACCCCGATCCCAATAAGCTGCGCCGGCTCCTCGCCGACAACGCCGCGGCAACCGCCGCCGTGGCCCGGTCCGACACGGCCATTCAGAATGCCGCCGGCACGCGCCGTGAGGCGGTGGAGGCGGAGATGGCCAAGCACCGGCCCACCGCCCTGACCGACCCGGCGTCTGGCGAGGCCTACCTCAAGGCCGTCGCTGAGCGTGGCCAGCTGGACGGCATCACCCGGTGATCAACCCGTTCGTGATCGCCCGCGTTGCCAAGTCCCTGCGGATTCACCCCGAGACAGCACACCTCGCCTGCCTTCTGGCGGTGGAGCCGATGACGATGGGCCAGCTGATGTCCGTCACCGGCCTGTCGATGGAACAGGTGTGGGCGCGTCTGGCTACGCTCCGCCGGAAATTCGGTGGCGAGAACGTGCTTCGCGAGGTGTCTTTCAGCGTCACGGCGGCTGGCCGGTCAGCCATCCTTGACGTCGCGCACCCATCGCCAGAAGACCCCGAAGGGGAATAATCTCTAGGGCGGTTTTCGCCTGTCGCAATGTCGTGACGACATATTCGCGGCATGTTGCTGAGCGACTCCGCCATGCTTGAATCCGCGCCCGACTTCGTGTCGGTGGGCGGACTCCTGAAAGCGACCCCCTTCATGGAGGCGGGCCGGCGCATCCTCTATTTCGAGGCCTCAAACGAGGGTGTCGATCAGCAGGATGAGGTCGTTGCCGCCAAGGCGCTGGCCGAGTCGGCGGACTTCTACCTGCGCTACGGCAACGTCGACGTCGACCATTTCACGCTCGTAGGAGCGAAGGCCGGCATCCCGGACTATCCCACCTATGAGATTGGCCGCCCCCTCGATGTGGGGCAGCGCAGCGGCTCGACCTTCGTCAAATCGGAGATTTTCTCCGGTGAAGGCCAGATGGCCGAGAAGGCCAACATGGTGTGGGACAGCCTGACCAAACTGAACCCGCCCCAGCGCTGGTATCCCTCCGTCGGCGGCGCCGTCCTGGCGAAGTCAATTCACGTCGACCCGCAAACGCAGGCCCGCCGCACGGTGGTGGCCAAGGTGCGCTGGCAGAATGTCGGCCTGAGCAAAACCCCGGTGAACCAGCATGTCGCGGCCTGCGGCGTCATGCCCATGGGCGTGTTCGCCAAGAGCATGATGGCCGGCGGCCTGATCGACCTGAGCAAGGCGCTGGATAGCGGCGGCTACGGGACCGACTCGGCGACCCTGGCCGGCGGCGCCGCGCTGCGCACGCAATCGCTGGATCGCCAGCCGAAGTCCTATTGGGATTTCCGCAACAAAATCTCCGACGACATGCGCTCGGGCGCGATCGGAAAGAAGCCGAAGAGCGCCGATCTGGTGGCGCACGCGGCCAAGGAATTCGGGCTCTCGCAAGGCGATGCAGCCGAATACGTCGAGCGCTTCATGCGCGACCTGCAGAATGGACTGAAAAGGAAAGCCGCATGACCGCCAAGACCGGGTTCGATGCTCTGCTCGAAGAAATCAACGGCCTGAACGCCGAAACCGCCGACCTGGCGAAGGCCTTCGGCGATGACGCCGACAAGATGGCCGCCGAGGGTGATGATGATGACGACAAGGCCGGTGAAAGCACCGCCGCCGATGACGACGCCATCGCCGAGGCCGCTGCCGAGGGTGATGAGGACGGCGAGCCGATGGGCAAGTCGTTTCAACTGACCCTGGCCGACGGCACCGTTGTCGACGCCGTCGACGGCGCCGAGATGATCAAGTCGCTGGCCGCCCGCCTCGACGCCAACGAGGCCGCGACCCAAGGCGCCCTCGGCGCCGCCCTGACCCTGATCAAGGGCCAAGGCGCCCTGATCAAGTCGATGAGTTCGCAGATGTCTGTGCTGGCCAACAAGGGCGCTGGTCGCAAGACCGTCCTGACCATCAACGAGCGCACCCCGGCCGCGACCCCGGTCAACACGCCCGAGCAGTCGGCCGGCCTCAACGGGACCGAGTTCATGGCGAAGGCCATGGGCGCGATGACCGCCGGTCGCCTGACCGCCCGCGATATCGCTGTGGCGGAGACGTACATCAACAACGGGGAGCAACCCCCGGCCGCCATCGTCCAAGCCGTCATGAGCGCCGGCTAACCCCCTCAACCCCTAACCCCCCAAGAGTCGCGCCCCCCGTCGGTCGCATCACCCGGAGTGAACTTCCATGAATATCGATTTCAACGCCGCCGCGCTGGGTGAAGTCACCGCCGGCGAAGTCGGCGATGAGGGCCTGGCGCAGCTGCAAAAGGCCCTGACCGCCACCCCGTACACCACCGACGTGGCCACCCTGTCCGGCGCCGGCGCCCTGCGCGTCCAGTCGCTGGACAAGACCATGAAGGCCACCATTCTCGAAAACGATCAGTTCAAGCTGTTCAACGAGCTCGCCAAGGCCTCGGCCGGCGCGATCGTCGACGAGTGGACCGAGCGCCCGGCGATCGGCGGCTATGAGGGCGGGACGGCCAACAGCGAAACCGGCGACATTCAGGAAGAGACCGGGGAATACTACCGCCGCGTCGGTCAGGTGAAATTCCTGATGACCCGCGCCCAGGTCTCCCTGATCTCGACCCTCGGCAACAACATCGCCTCGGCGAAGGCCTCGGAAGCGCAAAACGCCGCCCTGCGCCTGCTGCGCGATGCTGAACACCTCAGCTGGTACGGCAACGACGCGGTCGTCTCGACCGAGTTCGCCGGCATCTTCGCCCAGATGGAAGCCGGCGTTGCCGCCGGCCAAGTCGACGGCCGGAACATCGTCAACGCCGACGGCGGCGCCCTGTCGGGCATCGAGGCGGTCAACAGCGCGGCCGCCCAGGTCGCCGGCTGGGACAACTTCGGTCGCGGCACCCACCTGTTCATGTCGCAGGACACGCAGGTGGACTTCGACAACGACCTCGACCCCGCTTACCGCGTCAACCTGCCGGACGTTCCGGCCGGCGGCATCACCCTCGGTTCGCCGGTCATCGGGATCCGCACCAGCTGGGGCAACATCAAGACGGTGAACAACGTGTTCATCCGCGATGAGAAGCTCCAGGTGCCGTTCCAAATCCGGTATGCCGCCCGCGCCACCGCCAACACCGGCATGAAGCCGACGCTGGCCTCGGTCGTGGCGGCCACCGGCACGGCGAGCAACATGTTCACCGCCCCGCGAGCTGGCAACTACTATTACCTGGTCACGGGCCTGCGCGCTGGCGCCGGCGAGTCGGACGGCGTCATCTCCGCCCAGACCGCCGTCACCGCCGGCCAGAAGGTCACCGTCACGATCACCGCCTCGGCCGGTGGTCAGGAGACCGGTTACGCCGTCTACCGTTCGCGCCAGAACGGCACGAACGCGCCGTCGGACTTCCGCCTGATCAAGCGCATCCCGAAGACCGCCTCCTCGACGGTGTTCGTCGATGAGAACCTGGACATGCCGGGTTCGACGCAGGCGGCCCTGCTCAACATGGGCCGCGGCGCTGACGCCATCAACTGGCGCCAGATGCTGCCGATGACCGAGTTCCAGCTGTATCCGACCACGGCGGCCGTTCTGCCTTGGGCTCAGCTGCTCTGCGGCTACCTGCGCATCACCAAGCGCCGGCAGCACGCGGTGATCAAGAACATCGTGCCCGGCAAGGCCATCTGGAAGCCCCACGGCTAAGCCAGCGAGTAAGGATTGGGGGTGGCCCTCGGGTCACCCCCTCTCTTCCTTGAAAACGGCCCGCGTCGGGCGGACCGTTCTTTAGAGAGAGAACCGATGCGCGTTATCTGCACCCTCCCCAACGCCTCCGACAACATCAACGGCGTCCCCTTTGAGGCTGGTCAGCATGAAGGCCAGCCGGCGATGATCGCCGAAGAGGTCGACGCCGACGTCGCGGCCAACTTCGGCCTGATCCCCGGCTACATCGTCATCGACCCGGCTGCGGCCAGCGACGAGGGCGAGCGCCGCGGCGCCGGCCGGCCGTCCAAGGAAGAGGTCGACGCCATCAAGGCGGAGATCGTCAAACTCGGTGGCTCGATCGACGGCGTGACCCGCATCGCCGACCTGCGCAAGCTGCAGGCCGACCTTGAGAAGGCCGCTGCCGACAAGGCCGCCGCCGACAAGACCGACGAGACCCCCGCCCCGACCGAGTAACCCTCGGCGGCGCCAACCTGGAGAATGACCCATGGCCAAAGGCCCGCGTTCCAACACCAAGCTGCTGAACACCCTGACGCCCGGCGCCAAGGATGCGGCCCTCGGCACTGTGGTCGCCCTCCTGATCGACACCGTCAATGCTCAGGTCACCGCCATCAATGCCCTGCGGGCCGATCACAACACCCTGATCGCCAAGCTGAACGCCGATGGTGGCGTCACCGACACCAACTACGCCGTGTCGACGGCGACGGCGCAAACCGCCCTGACCGCCCTCGACGCCCGCACGTAACCACGGGGCGGCCTAGCGCCGCCCCCAACCCTCGGGGATCCCGTGAGCCTCTTCACCACCGAGGACGTTGCCGCCTTTCAGGCCGACCGGCTCATCATAGCCGCGTCGGCCTACTGGCCTTCCGTCACCCTGTCGCAATCCTACCTGTTGCAGCAGCTGCGAGCGGCCGAGGCCGACATCGCGCGCCAGCTGAAGGTCCGGCTCAAGCCGACGACCTTCTTTCCGTTTGAGCCGACGCAGGAGGAAATCGACGCGGTCACCCCCGGCTACGACTATGACGAGGAACCGGGTTACGACTACAGCGCCGAATTCTTTCAGGCGGACAGCTGGGGCTATATCGTCACCCGCGCCCGGCCGATCATCGCCGTCGATTACATCCGGTTCGCCTACCCTGACCAGCGCGGCGTCTTCTACAGCATCCCCGATGGCTGGATTCGCCTCGACAAAAAGATCGGCCACATTCGCCTGGTGCCGACACAGGTTCTCGGCACACTGCCGCTGACGGTCTTTATCATGCAAGCCATGGGTGGTGGCCGGGGTGTGCCCGGCATGATCCAGGTCAAGTATGACGCCGGCCTGAGGAACGTGAAGACCGATCCCAAGTGGGCGGACCTACTCGACGTCATCTACAAGTCCGCCACCCTCAAGGTCATCAAGGGCGCCTTCCTGCCACAGTCAGGTTCGATCAGCGCCGACGGCCTGTCGCAAAGCCTGAGCGTCGACGCCTCCAAGTATGGCGAGGATATTCAGGAGTCCCTGTTCGGCCCCAAGGGGTCCAACGGCGGCCTGTTCTCGTCCATCCATGGTCTGGGCGGCACGGCGCTGGGCGCCTCGGCCTGATGCGCCTGTCCGCGACCCGGTTCAATGACTTCCTGTCCGGCGCGGTGCGCCAGCGGTTCACGTGGCGCCGGCGCTCCGCCTGCCCCTGCATCGACCCGTCCACCTCGGCGCCGCGCTATGACTGCCCCCTGTGCCGCGGCAAGGGCCACCTGTGGGCGGACGAGGTCGAGGGCTTCGCCGGCCAATCAAGCCAGTCGCCGGCCAAGGCGATCGCCACCTTCGGAAGTTGGGAGCGGGGCGACTGCACCCTCACCCTGCCATCGAATTCGCCGATCTATGATGCGGGCCAATACGACCGAATCCGGTCTCTGGATTCGGTCGGCTCATTTTCAGAGGTTGTGCGGCCGGGCCTCAACGACGCCCTGCTGGGCAAGGTCGTTTGCCTGCATCGCGTCTTCTGGCTGAACGACGGCGGCACGGCCGTTGTGGAGGGCCCCGTGCCTGATCTGGCGGATGACGGCACGATGACCTGGCCGAACCTCGACGGACCACCCGAGGGCCGGCAATACACGGTCGAAGGCGAGCGCTACGACGAGTGGTTCGTCTACATGCCGCTGGCGGCCGACCGGAATTCTGGCGCCTCGGGCCTGCCGCGCAAACTGGCCGCTCGCCGGCTGGACATCCTGCTACGCTAGATCACGCTGCATGGCGGCGGCGAAGTCGGTCGCGGCCGTGCGCTGGATGCTGTCGGCGACGGCCTTGGCAATGAACAGCCCGGGCCGCGGCTTGATGATCCACCCCGGCGACCCCTCGACCATGACGCGGAAGGTCAGATAGGTGCTGTAGCGCTTTCCACCCGGCGTCTTGGCGTCCATGCGGACCATGCCGGCGTGGGGGTCTGTCTTGTGGTGGGCGGCCTTCTTCGGGGTCATCCCCGGCGGGAGGCGGTCGCCCCAGCGGTAGTTGCGGCCGGCGACCATGTAGGGCTGGCGCGTCTTGACATCGAACGCCCCGGTTCCGGACTGGCGGCGATGGCCTCCGATAATGCGGCTGGCGGAGAGTTCCTTGGCGGCCGCATAGACGTGCTCGGGCATGGCCGGCGCGTGAGCGTCGTTTCCTGGTGTGTTGTGGCGGAACGGGATGATCAGATAGCGCCTGCCCTTCTTGCTCATTCGCACCTTCATGCTGGTGCTGAGCATGCGCTTGAGGTCGTAGGCCGGCCGGCCGGTTTCGATGTCTTCGACGTACTTGTAGTCGCTGACAATCTCCGCCGAATAGGAGCCGGTCATGCTGTAGCGGATCGACGCCGCGTAGGCCTGGCGCTCACCCTCCCACAGGGGCGCCTTGAGCGCGGCTCTTTTCCAGCGCTCAACGCCGACCTGGGCGACGGCCTCAACCTGGCTGGCAAGGTTCGTGAACATGCCGGCGCGGGCGATCGGCCCAATCTCCATGAGTTCGGCAAGGTCGATGCTGATGGAAAATTCGGTCGCCATGGACGCAGTCTGCGCTCACGACGGCGTCGTGACGCCAATATGCGTCCATGATTTCGCTCGCCCAACCCTTGCCCGTGGGAAACGCCGTCCGCGTCATCCTCGCGCCGGCGGCTGGCGCGATAAAGACCCGCGTCCTGCGCAAAACCAGCGACAACATCGCCAGCGAAACTGATGTGGGATCCGCCAACGTCTACGAGGGCGATGGCCTTGGGTTTATCGACACCCTGACCCTGCTCAATGGGACGCCATACTTCTACCGGGCCTTCGACCTGATCGGCGCCAGCTGGGTGGCGTCCCCGTCGGTCTCAGCGACCCCGGCCGCGACCGGCCAACTGGCCGGCCCGGACCCTATCGAGCTGGTGCGTTCGCGGTTTGAGCAGTCCCTCAAGGCTGACGTCACCGCTGGTCGCCTGAAGCATGAGCAGGGCTACATCCCCTGCCTCACGGCTCCGCCAGCCTACGACAACGTCAAATGGCCGCTGGTGACCATCCACCTGAAGAACGACGCACCGGCCCACCAGGGCCTCGGCGGCATCGTCGGCGATGACATTTTCAACATCGAGTCCGACATATGGGGCGAGGGTGAGGGATACCTGTCGCGCGTGAGTCTGGACGTCTGCGCCTGGGCCCTGAATTCCGAAGAGCGCAAGATGCTGCGCAAGGCGATCAAGAAAGCCTTTATCGGCAACCTCGGCATCTTCGCTCAGGCCGGCATGGTCGAGGTCGAATTCTCGACCAGCGACGTCGAGGATTTCGAGAATTACAACGCGCCTGTCTACCAGTCGCTGTCCACCCTGACCTGCCTTGCCCCCAGCGTGGTTGAAAGCGACGTCGACGACATCGCCGACATCACCGTCGACGCACTGGCCGCCTGACCATGAGGAAACCGATGTCGAAGACCGAAGACGCCGCCGAGGCTCACCCCTCCGAATTCGCCCTGACCGCCGATGAGTGGTGCGCCCGCCTGTCGTCCGGCGACAAGCGGGTCGAGCTCATCACGGCGTTCGCCGCCAGTGAGCGCCGGGCTGGCCGGGTCAAGGACTCCGAAGAGAACTTCGCCAACCGCTTCGCCGCCTTCTGCGGCGCGGCTCAATAATCGGGAGCCCTGAGAATCATGGCCTACTTCTTCGACGGTCGTCTCTGGACGACCCCCGCCGTCATGAGCCGAGTCGACGACTCGGCCATGTTCAATCCCAACGTCAATGTCGGCAACGTGCTGACGGTGATCGGGCGTAGCACCGACGGCAAGCCGAACACCGCCCTGTCGTTCGGAAGTCCTGAGCAGGCCAAGGCCGCGCTCGTCAGCGGCGATCTGGTCGACGCCATCAGCCGGGCCTTCAACGCCTCGGCGGAAACCGCCGGCCCGCTGACCGTCATCGGGGTCCGGGTGAACCCCGCCCTTCAGGCCAGCTACACCCTGCTCGACGCCAGCAGCGGCCAGTCGATCGTCCTGACCTCGACCGGCTACGGCAAGCGCAACAACCAGATCAAGGTGAAGGTCGAGGCGGCCACCACCCGCGGCCTCAAACTGACCACGCAATTCGGCACGTCCTACTTCAGTCAGGACAACATCTACCGGAACGCCTTCACCATCCGGTACGCCGGTGCGCAGGCCAGCGCCCGCATGACCGTGAGCAATACCCAGGTCATCCTTGAGGCCCCCAACTCCACCGTGGTGGCCACCATCGAACTGGCCGACTACCCGACGGTGCAGGAACTGGTCGACCGGATCAACGCCGTCATCGGCTTCACTGCGACCGTCAATGACGGGAACGGCAACAAGCCGACCCTGAACGGCCTCGACGCGGTTTCCAACCAGGATGTCCGCACGGCCGACTTCATCGCCAAGGGTGACTTGCAGGCCGCCATCGACTGGTTCAACGGCGTCGGCGAAGGCTACATCAACGCCACCCGCCCTGTCGGCGGCACGCTGCCGCCGGCCGTCATGCCGTTCAAGTACCTGAGCGGCGGCTCCGACGGCACGGTGACCAACACCGAGTGGTCGAACGCCTTCACCACCCTGCAAAGCGTCGACACCCAATGGGTCGTGCCGCTTTCCAGCGCGGCCGACATCCACGCCATGGCGGACGCTCACTGCGCCTACATGTCCGGCGCCGCCCGCCGGGAGCGCCGCGCCATCTGCGGCGCCCCGCTGGCCACCTCGGACGCCGCGGCGATCGCCCTGGCCAAGGCGCTGAACAGCGACCGCACCTCCATCACCCATCTGGGCGGCTACGACTTCAACGCAGCCGGCGATCTGGTGCTCTACGAGCCCTACATCGTCGCCGCGATGATCGCCGGCGCCTTCGCCGGACTCAACCCCGGCACGCCGATGACCAACAAGTCGCTGCGCCTGCGCGGTCTGGAGCGCAAGCTGCGCAACCCGACCGACACCGACGACCTGATCGAGGGCGGCGTCCTGTGCGTCGAGGACACGCCGACCGGCTATCGGGTGGTCAAGTCGATCAGCACCTGGCTGACCAACGACAACTTCAACCGGGTCGAGCAATCGGTCGGCGTGGCGCTGGACTTCACGGCCCGTGCGGTTCGTCAGGCCGTGTCCGGCCTCATTGGCGCCAAGGGTTCGCCGACGACCATGACGCTGGCGAAAACCCGCGTTGAAACGGCCCTTGCCGAGCTCGCCCGGCCCGAGCCGGCCGGTGTCGGGGTTCTGGTCGGCGATGTGGCGAGTCCGCCGTACAAGAACGTCAACGTCACCCTGAGCGGCGACGTCATGGCGATCAGCTTCCAGTGCTCGCCGGTCGTCCCCGTCAACTACATCCCCGTCACGATCTATGCGGTGCCGTACAGCGGCTCGGCGTCGGTCTAAGCGGTCGCGGCCCATTAAGGAGAACCGGCCATGAAGACCAACGTACAAGTCGAGAGCGGCAACCGCATCATCGTCACTTTCGACGACAAGCAAATCGGGCTTGTCCAGAACGTGCGCATGAGCGACGACTACGGCCCCGAGCCGGCCAGCGGCGTGGGTGACATCCATGTCGTCGAGCACGTTCCCACCATGGCCCGGCACATGCTGTCGGTGTCCATGATGGTGCTCAAAAAGAAGAGCATGCGCGCCGCCGGCATCACCGCCCTGAATGGCGACTTCGCCCTTCGCGGCCTGGTGTTCGACATCGTCGTCATGTCGAAGGATGATGGCTCCGTGCTGAAGAAGTACAGCGGCTGCTCCTACGCCAGCGGCGACGTCGATGTGTCCAAGCACCAGATCGTCATGGCCTCGGCGCAGTTCAACGCTCTGGATACCGACGGCGACGGCGTCTAGCCCCAGCCCACCGGTCAAAAAGTGAAGGCCGCCGGGGAGCCCCTCGGCGGCCTTTTGCTGTCGTGACGACACCTTGGGTGCATGACGCAGGAATCACCCAACCAATTCACCCACGACGTCGAAGACGTCGGGCGGTTCGTCTTCCGCAAGCGCACCTTGATGATGCAGGCCGCGATCGAATGTGAGTACGCGCGCCTGACCGAGGGCCTGCTGCTGGTCACGCCCTACCTTGAGCAGCTGGCCGGAAGTCTCGCCGACATTCGGGTTCTCATGGTCACCGGCCCCAAGGGCTGGGAGGTCAAAGACCTCGACGAGATGGACGCCGACGATCCCGAGGTCTTGCCGCGGCTTCAGAAGGTTTGGAGCGCGCTGCGCGATAAGCAGGCCTCCTTTCAAAAACCTGCGGAACCTAAAGCGGGCGGCGAAGGAGTCGGCGGGGACGATCGAGCTCTGGTATCGCCAGACGTTCCGCCTGGCGCCTAACGACCCGCTCTACCTCGACACCCCCAAGGACGTAATGGTGCAGGAATACTGGACTTGGGCTTACGAGGAAAAGCGGGTGAAGGGCGACACCTCGGAGGAATTCGAGATGGAGCCCGAAGAGTTTGACGCTGAGGTCAAGGCATTCATGGCGGACGCTGAGGACGAGGACGATTTCGAGGAAGTGCCGCCCGGTGCGGTGGTGGCGGAGGCCTAGATGGCGCAAGAGGTGAAGATCGGCGTTGGGGCCAACGTCGCCGCCGGTGAGCAGGCCATCCGCCGCGTCGAGGCGGCCGCCGCGGCAACCGCCCGAACGGTTGATCGGGTCGGTCAGGCCTCCCGGAAAGCGGCGAGCGATCTTGGCAGTGTCGAGCGCGCGGCCCGCCAGCTGGCGGCTACGCAGGCCATGCTTCAGCGCGAGTTGGGCCGGCCGGTCAGCACCGGCGATGCGCAAACCTGGATGTCCAACTTTGAGCGCTCGCGTCACGGCCGTGGCCTGGGCGCTCGCCGGACGCGGGCCTTCGACGGTCCAGAGGAATGGTACAACGGCCACGCCGGCACCTTCGCCCGCCAAGCGCAAGCTGAACACCACCGGCGCATGGTCATCCATCAGAACCTTCAGGGGACCGATTACAGCCGCCAGAATCCCCCGCCCCCGCCCGGTGGCGGCGATGAGGGCGGCGCTGGGCGCGGCGGCGGCGGCGGATTTCAGGCGGGACTGAATCGTGCGCGCGGGATGGCCGGCCGCTTCGCTATGGCGGGTCTGGCGCTGGCCGGTGTTGGCGGCGTCATGTCCATTGCCAGCCGTGGCCTGGACAATGCCAACGAGGAGAACATCGGAACCGACACGCTCAAGCGAAAGCTGGGCGACCTCGGCGCCGACTTCGACCGGCTGCGAACGCAGGCTCGCATGGCCGGCGACGGCCTCGGCCTGACCTACGTCGAGTCCAACCGGCTGGCGCAGCAATACGCCAGCGAGGTCGGGAACCTGCGGGGCGGTCTGGGCGGCGGCCTGCGCGCCGGCATCGGCTTCAGCCGCGCCTATGGTCTGGACCCTGAGGCTGGCACGCAATTCATGGGGACCATGCGCCGCGTCGGCGCCGTGGGTGGCGATGAGCAGTCCAACCGCCGGCTGGCCCTGATGATCGCCGACGGGGTCGCCAAGGGTGGCTACGGCGCCAAGGCCGACGCTGTCCTGCAGGCGGTGGCCGACTACAGCTCCTCGATCGCCCGTCATGCGCTCTCCACCCCCAACGTCGGCGCCTACATGGCCGGCATGGCGTCCCTCACCTCGACCGGTCGGCCGGGCCTTGACCCCGCCGGCGCCGCCGGGATCCTGAACGCCGCCGACGGCTCGGTGCGCAAGGGTGGTTCCTACGGCGAGGCCGGGATGAATTTCATCTACGCCTCCATGCGCGGCGCCACGCCCGACCCGCTCATGGCCAAGGCCCTGTGGAACGGCGGCCTGTTCGGCACGACGCGCAACACCTTCGGGCCAAACACCTCCGCCGGCGACTACTACCGCCGCAACGGCATGGGCACGCCCGGCCTGAGCGACACGACCAATTTCCAGCGCATCCGGGCGCAGCTGGGCCGCATCGCACCCCGTTACCGGGCGGAGGCGGCGCAAAACCTGCTCGGCCTCTCGTCGCCCCAGCAGGCCATGGAACTGCTGTCCATGTCGGACTCGAGCGTCAACATGGCGCAGAAGTACGTCGACAAGGCCGGTATCACCCCCAAGGCGTCCAGCATTGCCGCGATCGCCCGCATCGCCAATGCGCGCGGCATGGGCGAACTGAGGCCCATGGTCGACAGTGTCGCGGCCCGCGGCGACGTGAGCAAGGCTGAGCGGGACCGCCTTTTCAAGGCGCGGGACGGCGGCAACGTCGACGAGCTCAAGGCCGCCCTGGTCGCCGTGGTCGGCACGAAAGAGCAGGAGGAGAGCGAGGGGTCGAAGACCCGCACCTCGATCAGCGAGTTGACCAACAAGGTGACCGAGATCGGCCAAAAGCTGGTTCCCGCCGCCGACGCCATCCGCAACGCCGTGGTGGCGGTCGCCGAGGTTCTGGTTCCCGGCTTCAAGACCGGCCGCGCCGTCGCGATGGCCCGGGAGGAAGAGCGCAGGGGCAACATCGACCACCGGGCCAAGGCCCTCGGTAGCGGCATGGACGCGGAATTCTATGACGGGTCGGTGAAGTCGGCGGTGGATAGCTACCGGGAGAACGTCAAGCGGAATGGCGGCAAGGACATTGAGACGGCCGCCAAGCCCGAGCGGAGCAACTTTACCAGCGACAAGGACTACCACCTGGCCATGGGCCGGTGGGAGGCGATCGACAAGATTCGCAACCCGGCCAACTACGGTTCAAATGGCCGCCGCAAGCCGGCCGGCGATCTGCAAAAGCGGCGCGAGCGGGATGCTGTAAATTACTTCATGAGCGAGGGCATGCACCGCCGCGGCGCTATCGCGATGGTCGCGAATCTGGCGCAGGAGTCCGGCATGCGCCCCGAGGCCATTGGTGATGACGGCGCGGCTAAAGGCATCGCCCAATGGCATCCCGATCGCTACCGAAAGATGGTCGCCTGGGCACGCAAAAAGGGCCTGAACCCAAACGATTATTGGACACAGGTGCAGTACGTCCGACATGAGGCTGAGTACGAACCCGAGGGTGATCAGGCCTGGCAAAAGCTGAAAGGCTACGGCGGGGACCACCGCCAAGGCGCTACCCTTTTCGGCAAGGTCTATGAGCGTCACGCGAAGAGTGAGCCCGTCGCTTGGCGTCAAGCCCACGCTGACCGTATCGCCGGTGATCTGGCGTCCAATCCCATGCCGGCGAGCGCGGGCGCTGGGCCTGCCCCGGCGCAGGCCGCCGCCGGGGTCAGGGTCGATGTCGGCGCGCCCTCCGAGGTGCTTCTGCGTGACGCCACCACGCGAGCGCCCATGGGCACGTTCATGCTGAAGCCGACGGCCACGCCGAAACCGGCTGGGAAATAGCCATGGCCGAGGAAAACCCCGTCGAGGAAGTCGTCGTCGCCGGCAAGCCGCGGCCCAAGGGCGCGCAGGTCTTCAAGCCGCAAATCTCGATCGTCCTGAAAAAGGTCATTGGCCGGAAGCTGGCCGGCACGGTCTCGCCCGACAACCCCAAGGAAATCGCCGCCAGCGAGCGCTTCAAGGAGTCGGCGCGGGAAATCGACCTGTCCCCCTACTTCGGCGAGGGCTGTCAGGTCAGCGTGCAGCGCTCAACGCGGGCGCCGGCCGGCATGTGGTCGGTCACCCTCGTCGATCGCATGGTGCCGGACCAGTATGAGTCCCTGTACGGCCTGATTGAGCCCATGGACATCGTCGAGATTCGCATGGCGCGCGATGTCTCGCCCTATGCCGGCCAGTTGCCCCGGTCGATGCCCCTGATGCTGCGCGGCTTCGTCTCCAAGATTCGCCGCACGACCGTGATGACCCAGCGCGGGCCGCGCCGCGCCGTGGTGATGTCCGGGCAGGACTACGGCAAAATCCTGCAGATGATGCGGGTGGAGTACCGCTTCGGGCAGGTGATCGGGCAGAACCTGCTGACCGCCCTGAAGCTGGCCGTCAACTATGGCGTCGATTCCCAGCCCTACGCGGACGCGGGCGAATTCATCGTCGAGATTATCGACAAGGTGATCAACACCGGCGACGGCACGGGCTTTCTGGCCACCATGCGGGACAACGCCGCGCCCGGCGTGGCCAGCCCGGTGCAGGACATCGCGGTGCTGGCGTCCCCCGGCAACGGCGAGGTTACCCCCTTCGGTGCTCAGGACTGGTCCGGCGGCTCGATTTACGATCTGCTGCGCACCTTCGGCGACGTCGGCGCCTGGAACGAGCTCTACATCGAGGACCGCGAGGAAGGGCCGTATCTGATCTACAGGCCGACACCCTTCCGCGACCTGGAGGGAGAGTACATCCAGAAGATCAGCGGGGAGAACCTGCCGCCGACGGTCGACATCTTCGGCGACCAGATCGTCAACCTGGAGATGGAGCGCAGCGACGAAAACGTCGCCAACGCCTTCTACGTCAACGCCCCCCGCTATGACCTCGTCGACGGCACCCTGCTGAAGGCGGCCGAACTCGTCGCTGACGACCCGTCCGGCTACGTCCTGCTCGACTACGCCAACTCGACGCCGAAACTGTACGGGTTCCGCGTGATGGAGGACACGACCAACCAGGGCCGTCGCACCGATGGCCAGCCTGAGGCCGAATACGAGGCGGGCAACCAAGCCGGCATCGGCCTGACCACCATCCGCCGCGAAGTGCTGATCAGGAACAACCGGGACAACGTCGTGCTTGAGTCCGGCGGGATCCAGATGCGCGGCGACGAGCGGGTGCAGCACGGATCGTACCTGCGCGTGTCGATCGGCGGCGACTTCACGATGAATGTCTATGCGCACACCGTGACGCACAGTTTCGCCTTCGGGGGCAACTACATGACGGCGGTCGATTGGGACCGCGGCGACGGCTTCGTGCAGCGCCTCAAGCGCGAGCGGACCGCTGGCGGGCCCTACCTGTCGGAACTGAAGCTGGGCGGCGCCTATGGATAAGACCGGCCTGCGCGTGGCCAAGGTGCTGGCCAGTCACCCTGAAGCCTACGCTGTCACCGTCCTTCTCCTTGACACCGGCGTGAAGATTCCGCGCGTTCAGGTGCTGTCCTGGTCGGCCTCGACCAACACCGGCGCCGCCGACCTCCCAGAGCCCTCGGCGCCCAAGGGGGCCTACGGCGCCGCCGACACCAAGGATCGCGACACCTATGCGGTGGTCGGCTTTGTGGCCGGCACTCCCGTCGTGCTGGGGTTCCTGTTCCCTCAGGTCTGCCAGATGCTTTTCGAGGATGCCAACCGCAAGGTCGAGCGCCACGCCAGCGACTGGTACACCACCGTCGACGGCGCCGGGAATTTCGAGGCCTACCACCCCTCTGGAACCTACCTGCGCATCGGCACGGCGCCAGAGCATGAAGACCTGACCGGCGCCGACTATGACGGCAAGTGGAAGATCGAC